TGTTCCTTCACGGTGAAGTTCATCTGTGATCGTGGGGTTTCCCATGAAATTGTTCGTCACCGTGTCGCTTCTTACTGTCAGGAAAGCACCCGCTATTGCAATTACAGCAAGGAAGGCTTCGGTTCGGAAATCACGGTGATTGAACCTTGCTTTCTGACGGTTGGAACAGACAAGTGGGAACTTTGGCGAGATGCTTGTGCTATGGGCGAAAGGTTCTATTTTGATATGCTGGACTGCGGATGCACCCCACAAGAATCCCGGTCAGTTCTGCCCAACAGCCTGAAAACTGAAGTGGTTATGACCGCCAATATTCGAGAGTGGCGGCACTTCCTGAAGTTGCGCTGTTCCCCAGCCGCACACCCGCAGATGCGGGAAGTGGCCCTGATCCTTCTGGACAAAGTTCATTCCCTGATTCCGGTTTGCTTTGATGATATTTGGGGTGAATACCATGCCGATGTTTAAGAAAGCCGGTGGCAAAATCTTTGGGGTTCAGTTCAACAAAGCTGAACAAAAGGCTTTAGATCAGGAAATCAAAAAGTAGATTGTTGAACATGATCACAGATTCGATATAGACAAAGAAAGCATGATCCTGTGGATGCTTCACACTGAATTTGGTTTTGGCCCCAAGCGGTTAAGAAGGGCTTGGGAACTGTTTTACGCCAAAAGTCAGGAATTGCGGGACTATTACCTTCTGGATGAAGGGGATGAACCTTGGATTTCCCGGAAAAAACTGATGGATATTGGGTGTGATGTTGAAGCGTGGTATCAGGAATGGAGGGAAGGCAATGCCGAAACCTTGGCAAAACAATGAAGGGTATGATGATCCCACCGCATACCACGGAACCAAAAACATTATTCGGGAAGAAGATGAACAGCAAAAACGACTGAACACCTTGATCTTCGTTCTGAAGTACATTATCCGTTTGGCCGGGTTTGAACTTCTGAACAGGATTGAACTGAAAGATAGGCGGAGCGGGAAGGAATATCGGTAATTTAGTTTAATAAAGTGGTTGGTATCACATTTTGATACCAACCACTTTGGGAAAGGATTATGGTTTTATGTCTGATGATTGGTGGGTTGGGCTGGAATTAAAGCCGTGTCCATTCTGCGGAGCAAATCTAATCCGGCGCATACAAAGCCGTCCATATTGGGGAATAACCGTTTGGTTTGAACACCCCGCCCCTTCAGATTGCTTCCTGATAGAAGAATGTGAATTTATCCCGTATATTGATACCCCTGAAATTGCTGAAAAGTGGAACCAACGGAAATTTGAAAATTAACTTTCAAGAAAACGCCCTCACCAAAGCACTTCAGCGGTTGGGGTTGGAACGGATGCGGAACAGATGTTTTTGATATATCTGTGACGCTGGAAACCCTTGAAAATAACGGGATTTCTCGATTGTAGAACAGATGGAACAGATGTTATATTACTTAAACTTAAAATATAAAAAAATATATAAGAAAGTAATATTAAGAGAATAGACAAAAGATGTGTTCTATCTGTTCTATGCCTTGAAAAGCCTTGATTTTTCAATGCTTTTTACCGGAACAGATGTGTGAAAGGATGTGTGATACATAGTGACTGATAAAGAACTTTCCCAACGGGCCAAAGATTATTTTGCTCAAATCCGAAAAACTGACCGCCTGATCCAGCGGTTGACAGATACAGTGCATACCCTTCGATCCGGGCTGACTTCCCAAAGCTATGAGCTGAAGCCCGACAAGGTTCAAACTTCCGGCGCAAAAGATACTTTAGGGGAAACGATTGTAAAAATCATGTCCCTTGAAGAAGATATAAATGCCCGGATTGATAAACTTGTTGATATGAAGAAGGATGCCTTTAATCGGATCGGCAATGTTTCAGACAAAGACCAGCAGAACATTTTGATTGCCCGGTATGTGAACGGGGAAAAATGGGAAAAGATTGCTGTTGAACTTAGTTTTTCAATCGCACAAGTTTACCGTATTCATGGGGCCGCTTTGCTTGATTTCGCAGAAAAAAACCCCGATATTCTGAAAGATGATAGCAAAAGAGAGTATCAGACATGATATAATAGTATTGTTAAAATGCACCCCTATAAGGGGTGCATTTCACTTTTTATGAAAGGGGTGAATACCTGTGACACCAAGACAGCAGAAGTTTTGTGACGAATACCTGATCAGCGGAAATGCCACCGATGCGGCGATTAAAGCCGGGTATTCGCCCAAGACCGCTTACAGTATGGGAAATGAAAACCTGAACAAACCTGAACTGAAAGCGTACATTGAAACTGAACTTGACAAAATCCATTCCGCCAAAATCGCTGACGCTGAAGAAGTGATGAAATACCTTACCGCTGTAATGCGGGGTGAACATACTGAAGAAATCCCCCTCTTGTGCGGTGATGGTTGCCAAGAGTTGACACAGAAAGAGGTTGGAGCCAAGGAACGGTTGAAAGCCGCTGAACTGATCGGTAAGCGTTATGGCCTGTTCACTGATAAAGTTGGGCTGGAAGGTGCGGTTCCTGTGGTGATCATGGGGGATGATCAACTTGAAGATTAGTCCCAAGGCCAAAGTGATCCGCCTTCCTGAAGTAGTGGGCAAAGGATATAAGACCTATTGGAACTTCAAAGGCCGTTACCGGGTGTGCAAGGGTTCCCGTGCTTCAAAGAAATCAAAAACCACGGCCCTGAACATCATCAAGCGGATGATGGAATATCCTGAAGCCAACACCCTTGTTGTTCGTAAGGTGTTCAGAACCTTGAAGGATAGCTGTTTCACTGAATTGAAGTGGGCAATCAACCGGCTTGGGGTTCAGGCATATTGGGAGATCAAAGAAAGCCCCCTTGAAATGACCTATACCCCAACCGGTCAGAAGATTTACTTCCGGGGCCTTGATGATCCCCTGAAGGTTACTTCTATTACGGTTGAAATCGGGTATCTGTGTTGGTGCTGGATTGAAGAAGCATACGAAATCATGAATGAAAGTGATTTTGATATGCTTGATGAATCCATCCGTGGTGCCATTCCCCCTGAAACCGGCCTGTTCAAGCAAATCACCCTGACCTTCAACCCGTGGAATGAAAAACACTGGATCAGGAAGCGGTTCTTTGGTGAGATCACCGGCAAGGATGCCCAAGGGAACCCCACATACCGGTTCCATGATAGCTGGACTTCCCCGGATGGTCAGATTTTCGCCACCACTACCAATTACCTATGTAATGAATGGCTGGACACTTCAGACCTGAAGGTTTTTGAAAACATGAAGGAAAACAACCCCCGGCGCTATAAAGTGGCTGGCCTTGGGGGTTGGGGTATTGTAGATGGCCTGATCTTTGAGAACTGGCGGGAAGAACTGTTTGATGTTCAGACCATTTCCAGAAAGCCCGGTGTGAAATCTGCCTTTGGGCTTGACTTCGGTTATACTAATGATCCCACGGCCCTGTTCTGTGGGCTGGTGAGCCAAGAGGAAAGAACCATTTGGGTGTTTGATGAACTGTATGAAAAAGCCCTGACCAACCGGGCCATTTGTGACCGGGTAACGGCTATGGGATATTCCAAGGAACGGATTAAGGCCGATTGTGCCGAACCAAAGAGCATTGACGAATTGCGGGAAGCTGGCCTGTACCATGTTGGAGCCGCCCGAAAGGGCAAGGATAGTGTGAACAATGGCATTCAGTACATTCAAGGTTATACCATCATCATTCATCCCCGGTGTGTGAACTTCATCACTGAAATTTCAAACTATACTTGGGCTGAAGATAAGTTTGGGGCCAAGATCAACACCCCCATTGATGATTTTAACCACCTGATGGATGCCATGCGTTATGGGTTGGAAGATGTTCTGGTTGGCCCCGCATTCAGCTTTGATTAACACGATAGTAACAAAAGGCCCTGAAAACTGTGTGTTTTCGGGGTTCTGTCTTTATTGAGCAATAGAAAGGGTGATTGAAGATGTTCTTGAATACTGAAACAGACCGGATCAATCGCCTGATCATTCAGGGCGGTAGAACTGGAATGACTGAACTTCAGTTCTTTGCCGCTGAAATCAAAGAATGGAAAGATAGTATCCGCCGCCGTGATCAGCTTACCGGGGATATGTATTACCTTGGCAAGCATGATATTTTGAACCGTCAACGCACCATTATTGGTGCTGATGGAAAACTTCAGGTGGTGAACAATCTTCCGAACAACCGGATTGTGAACAACCAATATGCTTTGATGGTGGATCAGAAAACCAACTACCTTGTGGGTAAGCCCTTCACCATGAACTGTGAGAACAAAGCCTATGTGGATTTGCTTTCCAAGGTGTTCAATCGGCGCTTCCAACGCCTGTTGAAGTATGTTTGTGAAGATGCCCTGAATGGTGGTATTGGCTGGATGTACCCCTATTATGATGATAAGGGCCGGTTGAACTTCAAACATTTCCCCGCTTATGATATTCTTCCATTTTGGGCGGATGATGATCACACGATCCTTGATTGTGCGATTCGTCTTTACTCCCAAGAAGTGTGGAATGGCTATCAAAAGGAAAAGGTGGAGAAAGTCGAAATCTTCAAGCCTGATGGTCTGTGGCGGTATATCTATCAAAATGATATGCTGATCCCTGATACCGATGCCGGGGAGCATGAGAACTATTTTGCTGTTGTTGACGGTGAAGGATCGGTTGAAGAATTCAACTGGACTGAAATCCCCTTGATCCCGTTCAAGTACAATAAGCAGGAACTTCCCCTGATCAACCGGGTAAAGACCATTCAGGACGGTATCAACACCATGCTTTCCGACTTTGAAAACAATATGCAAGAGGACGCACGGAACACCATTCTGATCCTGAAGAATTATGATGGTCAAGATTTGGGGGAGTTCCGCCACAACCTTTCTACTTTTGGCGCTGTGAAGGTTCGGAATGATGGTGGGGTTGAAACCCTTCAGATTGAAATTAACGCTGAAAATTATAAAAGCGTTTTGGAACTGATGAAAAAAGCCCTGATTGAAAATGCCCGTGGCTATGATGCCAAGGATGATCGTCTTTCCGGGAACCCAAATCAGATGAACATTCAATCCATGTATTCTGACATTGATTTGGATGCAAACGGCATGGAAACGGAATTTCAAGCGGCTTTTGAACAGTTGCTTTGGTTCATCAATCAAGATTTCAGCAACCGGGGCAAGGGTGATTTTGATGGTGAAGATATTCAGATTACCTTTGACCGGGATATTTTGATCAACGAATCTGAAGCTATTGATAATTGTTCCAAATCGGTTGGTATCTTGTCTGATGAAACCATTGTGGAACAGCACCCGT